GACATACAGTCAGTAAAGTATTGAACACCTTGAGCTAAGCAATCTAATCTGTCGTCGTGTTTAACTGCGCCTTTTTCACGGCACATTCTACTCATTTGGTAGAAGAGCATGTAGAGGATGCGTAGTTCGGGTGCAGCATCTTTGTTGGAGTTGTAGTCCCAATCAATAACAGAGCGATCCACAACAAGGCGATGCTGATTAAGCACGGGTTCCAACGAATCAATGATACGTTGTTCTTTACGGATGGTGGCACGGACTTCTTCGACATCAATAGCTTGTTTAGTTTGTGTGAGGTGTTTTTTAAATAGTTCAGCGACAATACCGTCACCGAAGTTAGTTTCTATAACTAATTTAGTTACTCCGAATTTTTTACAACCTCTCAGAATATCCAGAAGCGTTGTGTCAGAGTATCCATCTCTGTAAGCACGCATTTCGTGCAAGTACAGAAAACCGTTTCGTTGTGAGATATAAGCTGCTGACGTTTCATCCGTTCCACGACCCGACGGATCAACAGAGCAGATTGTCTCTTGGTAGGGGCCCCAGTCTCCTTGAAGCTGCATTGGACTGTAGAAATAATCTCCAGGGAGCCCGACAGTGGGGAGTTCCTTGATAACATTTCTGGGGTCTGAGCACCAGACGATTGAGTCAGGAGCGGAGGTAGGATTAACAGAGGTGACGATAAGATCAGCCATTTTAAGGGGGAACTTTTCAGCGTCACTAAGGCTTGTATCGAGCATGAACTGAAGCATGAAGTTGCTTCGACCCATTGCTGCTTCACGTTGAATAAGATCTTCATCACTAAATCTGTCAGGGTCAGTTACGTGCCATTTATCAGCACCTTTATCTATATCTTCTTGTAATTGAGGAGCTATCAGCCCTTCGTAATTAGCCTGTGAGCGCGGGTAACGTGCTGGCCATACAAAAGGTCTATAGTTACGTTCAGCGAGCTTCCTATAGACCGTAAAGACGGTCTGAGGAGTACCTAGAAACATAATCCTACTGTCATCTTTTGGAGTAAGGATTGATTCAGCTTCAGTACATAATTGAAGTAGCTTCTCACGCATCATTTCTGTCATTGAGTTGCCTGGTACTTCTATGTCATCCAGAATCATTAGGTCAGCACGACTACCGGTAAGCTGACCAGTAATACCCACTGATTTAACACTAGGAGCCTGGTGAGGTGAACAAGCCACGTCAAAAGAGATACGTGACCATCGGGCATCATCAGATTTCGGGCGCAAATGAACCAGCCAAGGTGTTTCAATTATCAGTTTCTGTAAGAAGATGGACATGTTGTCTGCACGTTCTTTAGATGCAGAGATGATCATGATTTTCTTTTCAGGATCTTTGAATAGGGTCCAAAGAACAAACGCACCAGTAATCCAAGATTTACCGACTCCTCGGAAGGCTTGAATTTGTAGTCGTTTAGGACCATGTTGTAAGTAATCAGCAATTGCATACTGAGCACGGGTTGGAGAAGGAAGGTCAAGCTGACCCCACAGAGCCTGTAAGAACAGCTTGAAATCGTCTTGCAACGCATCTATAACGTCAGTCATTATACCTAAGTGGATCGGTTTTGCATTTGAAAGTACATCTGTTCATTAATAAGTTGATAACGATCTGCAAATTGGCGTAACACATCTGTAAGTTCATCAAAAGACAAATTAGATACATCAGCTTTTTCTATATCTAGGTCATCAATAAACTTGTGAAGTTTGCCATGGACAATACCAGGCAATTGTGCAGAATTACCCTGGTGATTACCTAAAAAAATTCCGTAAGTATCTTCCATAAATTGGATAATACGTTGCTGCTCTTTCCTAGAGCGGCCTTTAAAAAGATAGTCAGTACTAGCAAGAGGCGCTATGTGGTGAGTATGGTTAAGTTTTCTGCGATCTTTAGGACTGAGCTGATCGTTTTTACGAAACAAAAGAGGATCAACATCAGATTTAGTTTGATTCTTAATCTGTGCGCCACGCGTTTTGTTGGCTACGGCTGCTCTATCAACAACACCGTCCACATTCGCAGGATTTACTTTACGTTTATATTCTCCACCAGTTTTGTAAGTTCCTCTATTTGTAAATCTTTTTCTAGTACCGTCTAATTCAGTGTAATGGTCAACATGGTATTTAGTACGATATTGAGAAGCCATATACATGTCCATAGCGGCATGAGCATGTTCTGCAGACCCGTCTGTAGGAGGAGGTGTGTTGTGAACGATTCGGTTGCTACCAAAAGTTCCAAACATGCCAGACTCATTTAGCTCCTTAATGGACTTTGCCATACCGTTGCCGTTACCATTGCCATTGCCATTCTTTAGGCCATTCTGAGCGGCTAGCTCTAAGGAAGACTTAACGTCCGGTTTCCATTTAACGTTTCCTAGTCCTAGTAAATATTTTGCAGCAGATGAAAGTGCGCTCATAAAAAAAGCGCCCCTTTCGGAGCGCGATAGTTATACGTTTGTGTGTTGGTTATTTTTTCTTTTTGTAGTTCCTTACCTTGAGGTTTTTCAATGCAGACGCCATACGACTGGATTGCTTTAGGTCTTTCCTGCCTGTAGATCCATACACCTTCTTTCCAGGTTTACTGGGTGACCTATCAGGAGAACGACCAGCACGAAGATTTTGAGCTGCTGAAGACGGAGTAGGAGCTGGAGCCCTGCTAGGAGCATTAGAGTTTTGTTTAGCTAGTCGAGCTTTTCTATCTGCTTCAGCCTTAGCCGCCGCAGCTTTTTTATCTGCTGCAGCCTTAGCCGCTGCTTCCGCTTTTAACCGTTTTGACTTAGCCGCTGCCTTATTAGCTTCGGCTTGTTTCCGTCCAGCTTGACTAATATTCATTGAGCCTGCTGGAACTGATCTTGGTTTTGAATCAGAACTAGCTGTAAAACTAGAACTAGCTTTAGAACTAGAAGAAGAACTAGAACTAGAAGAAGAACCAAAGTCACGTTCACGCTGCCGCGCATTTGCTGCATCAGCTGCTCTTTTTAGTCCTCTGAGAATATTCGGAAGACCTTCTGGGTAAAGTACTCCAGGTTTTGTTTTGCGAAATGTTTTACCGTCAGTCCAACGGGTAACCATTTGACCCTTAACTTTTACCTTTACTTGTTTCCATGTAGATTTCGCCATAGTTATTTAGCCTTTTTAGTTCTTTTTAAACGTTCAATTTGATAACGGTTACGTTGTGCAGTGCTCCATCCAGTTGCATAGAACACACCATTACGCATTACACCTTCTTTACCGCCTTTTTTAGCCAATACAGTTGAACCCTTTTTAGGCGGAGCTTTGATTGGTTTCTTTTCTACTCTGGGTTTTTCTGTAGGTTTAGTAGAAGATTTAGTCTTTGGTTTTGAGACTGGTGCATTACCACCAATACCTAAACGAGACATCTTGGCTGCTCCAGGTTTACCGCTTGACCTAAGGATTTGACCAGCTGTATAAAGACCACCGGCTACAGCAGCAGCTCTAGCTGGAACATTAGGTCGTCTAGCAGCTCTAGTAGCTCTACCAGGATTAGCTTGCTGTACCTCTTTAGCCTGCCTAATCTGTGCTCCTACGTTTGAAGCTCTAGGAGTAGCTGACCTAGGGGGTGCATTGCTAGGTTTAGATTTAGACCGTGAACCCTGGAGACCATTTGTTCGTTGACTTGGACCTTGGGATGGTGCGTTACGTGGACCCTGAGCACCACGTTTGGCTGGGTTGGAATCAGGTTTACTCTTTACTTTTGACTTTTTTTGCTTTTCTTTTTTAAGCCGCTCTTCGTGAGTTTTTATAAAAGCATCAAGAATAACTCTAAGGTTATTTGCTGTAGTAGCTTGGGCCATTTATTTTATATGTTTAAGAATTAATTGTTCTCTTGGTGTTATGCCAAACTTGGCTCTCATCCAAGTGAGCCAGTTATTACTTCCTTTGTCCTGATTGCAGCGTTTACAGGCGCATACAACATTTGATAGTGTGTCTTTTCCGCCACGGCTGCGAGGATGAACGTGATCAATTGATAATTGAGATAAGTCATAAGATTGTCCACAGTAAACACATGTATGATGAAAATGTTCCTTAATAGAGCGCCTCCAAA